TATCTATATTACTACTACTACTACTACAACTACTACATTTTTGAACTAGAAAATAAAAAGTATAATAGAAATAGAAAGATAAATATAGATATAAAATATATATATATATAGAGATGGAGGTTGAATTGTCATTTTTTTGTATAATTTTGTAGAGAATGTAAGCATCATTTATCCGAAATAACTATCAAAAGGGGAACTCTTCGGTTCGTTCATAATTTGTAGTGGAACAGGTTGTGCTACATTTTTGTTAGGTGCTACATTTTTGTTAGGTTTGGGTTTGGGTTTTGATTTAGACTTCTCAGTCTCATAATCAGCACGGAGTTTCTGGTACTTCTCCATATTGGACATAAACGACATAAACATCCGCGCCTCACGCTCCTGTTCGGTTTCTACCTTCTGCTTCATCTTTTCTTTGTGAGACGGCACGAAATCATCTGGGGTACTATCCTCTTCATCAATCTTCTCACGAGGTTCTGTGTGATCTAACTTTTGCGTCGCTTTCTTATAACTCTTCTTCTTTTCTCTTAATTCTATCTTCTCTAACTCCTCCTGTGTCTTCATATCAACGATCGCTTTCGCTTCTTTCATTAAACGTGTTTTCTCACGCCTAGCATCAGCAAGTCTTTTCATATGTGCGGTCTGCTTCTCGCTTAACTCTTTCTTCACCTTTACCTTCTTCTTAGGTATCTCTTGCTGTACGAACGGAGTATCCTCCTCATCAGCAATCTTAACATCTTCTAGAACACTTGCTACACTTTCGGGTGTTGCTTGGTGTAAGGTGTTATCCTCGTCGTCAGACACTAACTCAGCGACATCCTCTACAACTGCCAGCGACGGTAATCCATTATCCATTCCAGCATCCATTTTAGTATATTTAATATTAAAATGTTTTTCAAAAATATATTACTTTTTAATCATATCCGTGAAATCCGAGACCGAATTCTAGAATAAGTTTTCTCTCCACGTCTTCCCCCTTAGTTCTACGGACACTCTCTAATATCTCGGTTATTAAAGACCATCCGTGTCGGTAGGCATAAACACCCACGACATCCCCATCCTTTTCTTCTGTCATAATAGCACCGATTACTGCTCGTTCGTATTCCAAATTATTCATCCTTTTATATATGTTTTTTTTTAAACTTTTTTAGTTTTATTCTTCTTCATCTTCTTTTTTATCCATAATACTATCAATATCCACCGCACCACTGTACTTATCCCTGTGTTCATAGATTAACTTTTGAAAGGTGCTATAAACCTTCGTGGGATTACTTTGTAGATCAATATACATAAAATCGTAAGGGTTCGGTGTTGCCTCTTTATATAGTTCTAAAAACTTACGCTCCCCGCCAACAGCACCGCCGTATTCTTCTGCCATTTTCATTAGTTCCTTTTCGTTAGGATTAGGACTACCAATAACGACAGCGGTAGCATTACTCCTAACCGCAGTACTCAATCCACGAAACACCTGCGTAGCGAATATTAACAAACCGCAATTGTAGTGTCTAGACCTCGTGACGAAGTGATTAATCTTAGCACTCTTCTTTATTCCCAGAAAGTCGTCTAATACAACAGATATAAATGGTTTCTGTCCACGAGGGAAACTATCCTGATAATCCATAATATTCTGAATGATCTTGTCTATATCTTCTAAGTTGTCGTAGCAAGTCTCGCTGAACTCCTTTTTGAGAAACCTACTTGTCCTATCGTTATTGATAGTATTAGAGATAACATATACTAAATCAAACTGGTCTTTATACATAGCGGGATTGAGAAACAAATTGGATATGAGAGAACTTTTACCAGTTTTTACTGGACTTACTATAATTAGCACTTGACCCGTCGCTATATTAGGGAGATGCGGATGGATGGGACGTTTTAGTTTTTGCTCTGTCCCATCTTCTTTTATCGCTAGTACTTTAAGATCACTACTATCCATTTTAAATAATCATTATTTAAAAATAATTTAGATTTATCTTACCATAGTATTCTAATAGCGTGGTAATTAGCACTCATAGGATCGTCTTTAGTCAGACTACCGTCCTTCCGCTTTATCCCCTTTGCTCTTGATAGAAACCTCTTACGTCTTTCTTTATCTCCGTGATCCTTACTCTTCCAGATACCAGTCTTATCTTTGAAATGTTCCATATCCCTCGCACCGAAGTGGATAGTCCTATTACCGACCTTAACCATCAACTTCTTGCTGGGATTAGTGCTTTTCTCGTAGTTATACTTACCGACCTTAACCATTTTATACTGTCGTGATTTTTCTAATGAAATCTAATATAACAGATTTAGGTTCTTTATCTTGTTCTATAACATCGCTACACTCACTCTCAGTGTCCCATTCAGGAGGAGATAAATTTGCTATGCTCTGTCTTACGTGTTCCTTCGCTTCTTCAATGCTTTCAGTAGCATCTTGGCGCGCATGTAATTTCTCACACAACTTTCTGATTTTCCTTTTAGAATACATACAGCATTCGGTCGCCATTAGACTATCCACCACATCCTTCCTGATTGCGAATATCAGTGCCTCAACTAAGGCATCTAACACAATACCTTCCATTTTAATTAGATATTAATTTTAAATGTTTCTTTGACTTTTTATGTCTTGCTATATTTCTTATTGATACCTCTGCTCCGCATTCACATAAAATCTTTATACTCCTGCGTTTGTTTTCCCTATCGCTATTGTTTTCACGATACTCTTTCTTTTGTTTGATATACTCTTCTTTTGTTTGATATGCTCTATTCTTATTACAACACTCATATTGTTCCATATGATATCTTTCTCTAATTACTCTATCATCTCCGCTACCTTCTTCTAATACTTCAACCTCAACATTATCCCAATTAAAATCAGCACACGCACAACCAGTGTGGCATTTATGATGCCACATCCTCTGTTTCAACCCCACTGTAGTACTACCCACGTATATCCTCCCGTCCTCGTTAGTCAGTTTATAAATTATAAAATCCATTTTACAATTTAATTTTAAATTCTAATCCAGTTTAATTCTCAATTACGTTCATCCTTTTCTTTTTATAATATGACTTCTTCACCACCTCAGAGTATAACTCATCATCCCAATCGCAATCATATGCTAGTAGTTCCCAGTAGTTCCACCCCCCGCCTGATATAAACCCATATTCGTTATCGGCGTATATTCTCACCACGCAGTATTGGATTTGGTATAATACAGGACGCATATTAAGGCGATGTGTCTCTCTTGATATAATATCTACTAATTCTGGTGGTAGTCGCTGACTTAGAACATAGTCCATTTTATAAACTCAAATATCTAGGCAGACACGAAAACTTGACCACTCTTCAAACTGAACATTCGTTCCACCATAGCAAAGAAACGCAGGGTTCTTGTGGCGTTGTCATTAGCAGTCCTGAATACTGTTTTGAGACACTCAATCGGTTTCTGACCGATTTGGGTACCAGCACCCGCAATATTAAGTGGTGTTTTACTAAGATCAACACCCTCGTAGTGACACTTACCAGCGAGACTAGTCATCGCAGATCCCAAAAAGGTGGCAGCACTAAAGACTTGGTTGTTAATAGGATGTTCTGGAGACTGACTATTAGTGAGAGGATCAAACGAATACTCAGCGAGACCGCAATTAATCTGCGACCCAAAGACCTGAGACAACTGATCCATCTTTCTGCTTTCTAGAACGATATCACGGGCATAGACCCGCTGGTCGTTTATCCGGAAGTTATATTCATCTGGAACGTGATATCCCAGCGATGAATATACCCCTTGTAGTGCGTCTCCTGTAGCGACACTATCGTGGATTAGAATAGACCTAACCGTTTTACCACTCAGTCCGAGATCCCTACTAATTGATTGCTTAACCACCGCTGTGCCTGTTGGAGCAGGATTGGCACTAGGAATAGAAGCAGTAGTAAGAATGAGATCCTCGTAAGGCATCACTAAACCACTATCGGACATAACCATCTGAGCAGTAGCATCCATACGGGCAGACGAATAAGTGAGGTAATCTGCGAGAAACTTAACGTTTCCAGTTCCCACTGACATAGAAGTATCACCGGCATAACCATCTTCAAAATTGGCGATAATACCAGTCTGAGTAGCACCCTGTGTTCTGAATGTCAGTTCAATTGAGATATGCTCATCAATAAGATAAAGTGGCAACTGAATGTTTCTCATCATCGGGAAGAGTTCAGAAAGACGAATAGAGAAAACTGGACACGCTGTTTCATCACTTTTCAATGACAGAGCATCGTAAGGTTGAGCAGCACCGACAGCGGTGTATTCACACGCTTTCATAGCGTATTTACCATCTCCGGTTGGTGATGGCATAATAGTATCACTAGAACCGATTTTGATGATATCCTTCAATTCTTTCTCTTCGTTAGTCTTGAAAGCACGCTTCATAGTCTGATAGACACCATAGTCATCCACCTGCGATATAACCTTAGTTCCTGCCTTCAATACTGCCTTCTTCACTAATGAATGAATACCAGTCTTAATAGGGAGAAATGCCTTCCCATCGCCAGCGGCGACGGGATGGACAGACAACGTCACGACCGATCCTACATCAAGAATACCCTTCTTTTCAAGGACAAACCGACAGAATGTTTGATTGATTATAACGGGATCTAATTGATTAGTTTCCACGTTCATACTCTCCACGACTGGCATAGGTTTGACATCTAGTACTTCTGGAAGACCACTCATTTTATTAGACTATTATTTAAAAATTTATTTTTGAAATAATTTAACTTA